AGTGCTCAGAGCAGGAGAAACAACCGAAGGATCGACTTGGCAGTTGTTGCCGGAACCATCTTCCTGAGTCACCGTAACCCAGCCGGAGCCACCAACAGGGTTGGAGCGCAGCGTGTTGACGGTCACAGGGTTGTAGCCGATTCCATCAGGGAAATTTTCCTTTTTGAGAAGGGCGGCAACGCGGCCAGTGGCGCGAAGAAGGTTATAAACGCGACCTTGGAGACGGGAGGCGTCAGAAACGAAGGTTTGATTGAGATTAGCCATAATGGTCTAAGAGTAGGGGGTGGTGTTGGTTTTGGGCCTTGCCAACAGCGGTTGCGTGATGCTCGATGCGGCAAGAAAATTGACACGCCTTAGTGGCGCTTCTTGACGATCAGCGAGCAACCGATCCAACTCTTACGAGTCATTTATAGCTCATGGTGTTATTTTCACTGGCGAGCAACCAGTCCTAAAACTAAGGATTTTAAGCTCTATCGCGAGATTGATGCAAATTTGAGAATCCGTCAAGGATATTTTTCTTGATTTGAGGAGTGATCAACTTTACGCTTACCAATGGCCGAACAAACCAAATCAGAAATCCTCACCGAAAAGCTGGCGAAACACCTCGATTTTCACACGAAGCAAATCGAACCGACATTCCCAGATGTTCTTGAGGCGCTGGCGGTCAACGTGGCCTGCTGCATCCACAACAACGCTCGTGGGAACAAGCCTGCGGTGATTCTGGCCTTCAAGGAAGGATTGGACAAGATTCTTGCCTCCCTTGAGGACGACGAGGCGGTTGTTCTGAATTAAGCAAACATATTACGCATTCCAGCCTGGAGTTCAGCGGCAAAATCTTCATCCTCAAGGCCAATTGCCTGTTTGACAGGCTCGCCGTGATTCTGCTTTGTTCCGGGCTTTGCGGCAACGACGCCATCGCGCTCTTTCTTGACGGCTGCCAGCTCTTTCATGACCACGTTAAGGCGGTTGATGAGAACAGCCGCCACATGCGGGGCTTGCGCCTGAAAAGCGCGTTCAACCGGATCATCGGAAATGTTTGCCGAGTTTACCGCTTCCATGAACTCGGTTTTCTCGGCATCACTCAGGTTCTTTAGCACAGGAGACAGCTTGGACTCAATGATGGTCTTTGATTGCTCGGCAGCCTGCTTCCATGCCTTTTCCTGCTCAACTGTGGACACATCAGCCTTTTGCTTCTGTGAAATCTCTTTCGACTGGCGCAGTTCTCCAGCCTTGGTTTCAAGCTCGGCCTGTTTCTGCCAAATCGTGTGCATGCGATTGGCTGCGTTGTGCAGCGAGTTTGCGACGCCAGCAGGCACTTCGCGATCTTCGTCCAAAGCGGCATCAGCAGCGGCTTTCACCACTTTGTCGATGGCGATATTGCGACGCCATTCAGACTTTTCCTGCATCGCTTCAAACAGCGCCGATGGATCAATCTTAAACTCCGTGGCGATTTCTCCCACTTCACTGCCAATATGATCCAGCGGTTCAGCCACCGTTTTCTTGAACTCAGGAGAGTTGCGCAGATCGTACACATCGCGAAATTCACGAAGCTCTTTCAATTCAGATTCCAGTTCGGGCGGCACGCTGGCCTTCTGCAATTCGGCGATCTTGGATTCGTATTCCTTGATCTTTGGCTCCGCCTCCTTCCACTGCTTTTCAATGGCGCGAAGCTGCTTCCATTTGCTCATCGCCTTGGGATTCTGCTCGCCTTCTGGCGGCAAATCGCCTTCTTCGGCGGGAGCCTCTTCTTCGGCTGGCTCCTCCAACTTGCTCAACTTGTCAGTCAGTTTGGTCTTGGCGCTTTTTACGTCGCCCTCTTTCTGGGCTGGCTCAACCGCCTGAGAAACTTCGGCCTGCTGCTTTTGAGGAGTGTTATGGGCCTCAATTCCCTTGCTGAGTTCAGCGGCGAAATCAGCTTCTCCAAGGTCAGCTTGTGGGGCTGCTCCGCCTCCGCCAGCAGGGGCTTCGGCTTCGTTGAACAGGGGTGTTTGGATGTGGATCATGGGTTGTGTCGTTTATTTGGTGAAAGTCGGCAGCTTTTGCAGGTGTTTTGGCAGCGTGTGAACGAAAGGCTCTTCTTCCGCAAGGTCGTCCGGGTGCTGGTTCATTGGCATGGTAAGGCGGTAAAGCGCATCCAGGGCGCTGTTGATGCCGACCATCTCATGAAACTTATGGGCAACCACCGTGTCAGGATGGTTTCTCGAATCGAGTTGCGGGATACTCTTTGGAATCCCCGCCTCTCGAATGACTTCGATGGCCTGTTTCAGCGCAGGCTCGTTTAGAAGTCGCGCTAGTTCCATTCTTGCGTCGTCGCTTTTGCGAAACGCGATCATTTTGGATGTTAATTCCATTGTCGTTTAGTTAGGCTGCTGGCTGTTGTTTGAGTGCGGCCTCAGCCATCTTTTGCCGCAAATCTTGGGCGTTTTTAGCATCTCGGAACGCCATGTCCTGACGGTGGCGCTCTTGGTCAAACTGGAGGTCTTGTTGTTTCTTTTGAAGCTCTAGCATGGTCTGTGCTTCCACGGCTTGCCGTTCAACACCAGGGGTTGAGCCACCATCATTAACCTCTTCGCCAGCCGTCCTTTGAGCTTTTCGAGCTTCAGCGTCCAGATGCTTTTGACCGTTGATCACCACTTCGCCAATCTGCTCAAGGGAAGCCTTGAACTCAGGGTAAAGCGGATTCTCAGGACTGATAAACTGCATATGCTCGGTGGCATGCTGCCAGACCGGGAACATTTGCTTGATAGCGGCATCCAGTTCGATTTGAACCTGCGAGAGCGCCCCGTTGATTTCCGATAGCGCCGCCAAATGGCTGCCAACGTGAACCACATGATCCTGATTCGGCTCAATCTGCGCAGGTTTGCCAAGCTCCATAAGGGAGTTTTCCATGTTGGCAATCTGCAAGTCCATCGGAGGACGGCTGCCAGATTCATCAGGGACCAGCAAGCGGGCAAACTGTGTGTCAGTGTAAGATGCCGTGAACTGGCGCAGGAGAATCCGTTGTCCTTCTTGGTCGAACTGTCCCATGACCGGCATCAAAGCTCCAAACGAAGCACGGCGGTCTTGGGCGCTGCCCTTGCCGATCCCACGGTTGATTTCGATGGAGCCGACATCAACGGCATAGATAGCGTCAATCGGCACTCCACGCTTCAAGCAGCGCTTGCGGAACTCAAAGATTTCCTTCCCGCCTGGATGTGCTGCTGAAACTTCAGGGTTGCACGCACGACGAACAACTTCGCGGAAGTCATTCTTCCAAGAGTTAAAGAACAGATCGACGCTGGCTGCATTTAAGCGTCCTTCAATCTCATTTTGCGAGCGAACTTCTTCGGCGGTTTTCGCCACATTGCTGAACTTCATCGCCGCCCCAGGGGAGCGTGTCCGCATGGCAAAGATGCTCTGCACCTGTTGAATGGCGGGAATGAGAGACTGCTGAAATGGAACGTGAGGGATTTCAGGGAACGTGGTGCCTTGATCGACCACGTTATAAGGCCCACGCGGGCGGATCATTTGGTCAATGACCGCATCCTCGGAGCTTGCCTGAATATGAGGAGTGGCCGCAAAACAAGCCTGATCCAAGAACTTGCAGGTCAGCATGTTCAAGCTGGCTGAACCGTTGTGGCCCCTCCAAGCATTGCCGCGAATGGAGTAAAAGTCACCATTGCTGCCGACACCGTACGTGTAGGCCGTGACGAGCTGGCTCATGTCCTGATAAAGACCCTCGCACTTGTAAAGGAAGTCGCCAACGCCGTCGTAACGGGCAATGATGTGGGTCACAGTTCCATCGCATTCACGAATCCAGCCATGAACGATGTCAACAGTGGTGGCAGAAAGACCGGTGAAGTAGTCCTGATCCTTGTACGTCCGCTCCATCTCCTGTGGATTGGAGGTGTCCGCCGCTTTCTGCGTGGCAGACTTCATCGCCTTTTTGACTGCCTCAACATTCCAGCCAGCCTTTGCCGCCGCTTCTTCATTCTCAATTTTGCGATAAAGCTGAGAGGGAAGCATTTCGACTTTGCACGTCACGATGTCCACATCATTGATGCAGGCGCGAGTCCGGCGGGGCATCTTCAGGAAGGAAAGATCGTAAGCCTTCCATCGCCAGTCGTATTGATCCTCGCGGAAAGTAAAAGCGACACCAAACATCGTGAAAAGATGTATGGTCATTTGTAAGGTGAACGGCCAATCGGGCCAGTTCTTGATCATCCGGGTGACTTCCTCGGCGATGATCTGCGAATTGCGATTGCGCTCAAGCTCTGAGCCGTAGTCGGAAGGCGTGGTGCCAAAAACGTCAATCGACTCAAACAGAGAGTTGTATGGCTCCTCAACGTCCTGCTGGCTTTGGGTGAGATACCCCCAATTGACGTTGGTTCTGCCGCCCAGACCGAATTTGCGATCCTCGGATTCCGAGTAAGGCGGGTTCCCATCTACCTCGGATTGCACCAATGCCCGTGCCCGGCTTGCCTCAAAGTCCGAACTGAACAATGCTTGAAACGTCGATGCCAGTTCAGACGCCGAAGAAATGCGATTGCGCATTTTGATTTCTCCAGTCTCCTGATTGATGATCGACGGAAGAGTGGATGGCGAGACTGAGCCTGAATTTGAGGTAAAAATCATTAGCGGTCACTGCTCAAATAAGCAAGTGACCGCATTGTTGCCTTACGGATATTATGGAGTCAAGGACTAAATTTACGGTAATCGCAAACCTTGGGCAGAACTTTCGCTCCTCCGAACGCTCCGCGTCGGAGAGCTATGTGTTATGCAGAGCGGAGGCGGTGCGCATCGTAGCGGCAGAAGTCCACGAAGGACTCAAAGCATTCGTCGCATTTCCGGTATCGGGCGTATCGCTCTTGAGCCTTGGTTCTCTTTCGGAGTGCGCCCATTCCCAAATATTCAACTTCGCTCGTCGGGTGCGCGTTTCGGATTTCTCCTGGTTTATCTGCGTCGAAGTTAACGCCGATGTAGTGCCCGCGATCTTCGGCGATGATGCCGGGTTTTCCGCCGACTTTGACGAGTCGCCCAATTTCGGCGGGGACTCCGTAGTATTGTTTTACATATTCACAGTTCATGATTTTCGGAAGATTAAAGACGGAGCATAACAATACGTTGCAGGGAATTCGGGTTACGTGTCAGGGGTGCGAGCGACTGTCCTCCCCCCTGAGTTTTCTTGCGCTCTAACAAAGTTTGATTGGCCTGCCATGAGAGTCCGCCCAGATCTTAACAGGAAGCGGCAGTGCTAGAATTTGCTCGATGTGTGCGCGTCCCCTCTCAGTCGTCATCCAACCGCTCGTTGGATGTGGGGCACTCTCTTCATCTGGCTTGATTAGACCGCTTTTCACGAGATCGTTGAGATACTCGTTTTTCGTGTCCGTGAGTGATTCGATTGGCTCGCAGATAGCGTGTGCATGGAGTAACAATTGGATGTGTAATGGAGTCATTGGCTATCCTCCCTCCACAAGCTCAGCCTGTCGCCATCAATCTTGTACTTCACCTCGTTTTTCGCGCACCATTCGGCTAGGTTTTCCACGAAGTCCTTGGCGCGGACGCCCATCGAGCACACAGGGCCAGCAGGAATGGACTGGAGGTGCGCCAGGGCGGCTGAGAGGGCGTTGCGGTAGTTGATCATAACGAGTTGAGAATTGCCAACTTTTCTTGCTCTGCTCCTTTGACGCGAACAGTTTCAAAGACAGGCCAAGCTTTTTCCCAGATGAGCTTTCTTAATTCACTCGGAATCCTCCATTCTATTCCTGCGTCAAGCCTTTTCCCTACACGCACAGACACATAATCCCAAGGGGGAGATGGTCCAATTTCCTTGAATGCCTTGATGAGCAAATTGTCATTGCCCATTCCATAGGAATTTGACACCCAAATCCAGCCATCTGCGGACGCTAGTTTTGAAATGATCTTATCTGCAATCTGTTGATCTTGTTCGGTCATCGTTTTAGAAATTGGTGCCTGCCGCCGCCAGAGTCCAGCTTTGGAACTGAGTTCCGCCACATTGGATTGAGTGCTCTCTGGCGCTTTCTTTCGGATCGTCCAGCACAGGAACGGTCAGGCAAATTGGTCACTGGCAACTTTCACACGTTTCACCGTCACAAGCCTGCCGCTGTGGAAGTGGCTCATCAAGATCGGTGTCGATGCTGGGCTTTTCGATGATTGTCGTGGGAGGTTCTTCGCTCATGTGGCAATCTTCGCTCGGAAGAGATGAACCGTCAAGTTGAGTTATGCACCCACGGGCGAAAGTTGAAAGTTCTTGTCCGTAAGTTGGATCAAAATCGGCAAACAAATATTCGGGATGAATTTGTTGTGGCATTGCCTTTGGTGCCAAGGCAGCGCCAAGGATCATTTTGAAAAACGAGCGTAGCTTCATTTTATTTCCGCTTTCTTCCTCCGCCCTCTCAAGCAGCCGCAGCTTTTCGTCTGACCGGTGACTAAACGCTGATACAGCGCGATTTTCTTCCCGCCGCACTCGCATTCACAAAGCCAAATGGAGTTCTGCCACTGGTTTTTGCCTAGGTATTCGATGACTGTCAGCTTGCCAAAAGTCTTCCCTTTTAGGGAAATTTGCTTGTTCATTGAACAGCCATAATCCAAGTTTACGGTTGTTCAAGGCGATTCTCAAAGTTGATTCATCTGAGGCGGCGGTGATCTGGCCCTTCGTCAAAAGAATCTTTTTAGAGGTTCATATTTTGAGACAATCCTGTAGAGTCCGCTCCTGCCGTATTTGGTGTTATGCCATTTTATTAACTTTAACCTGAATCCAGCGGCGTCTGCCTCGCCAAAAACGAATGTGGTGTCGCTATGGTTCAGAAGCCAGACGTGTTCCAGGCCGCTTGGTTTGATTGGATGGCAATCTGGAAGTTCTGGGATTCTGAATTGATCCCAGCGAATCAGGAGGTCGAGAATTGAGGGCGTAGAAATAGCTTCCATGCATGGTTCATTTGATATGCTTTTTCAATGAATACCTAGATTGGTCGCGGGGCCGATAGACAGCTTGATGGTATGGATCGGCAATCACTTTCCCCAGCGGAGTCTTCACGGAGGATTTTGACCACTTTTGGGGCTTGATATGGGCCAGGGTGTTCATTTGATGTTCTCCAAGAGCGTTTCAAGCAGCTTGTCCGACCATGTGCGCTCGCCGCCTTCCAGGTAGTTGATCAACCTTTCGGAAACCCCAAGCTTTTCAGCAAGCTGGCCCTTTGAAAGCGCCAGATGTTCACGCATCTCTCTTGCCGCCATGCGAATATGCCTGTCGTCCTCCTGCATTTGCGCCTGAGTCAACTGGCGGTTCTGTATTCTGCTTTTTAGCTCCAGCGCTGGATTTGGTTGTGTGCTTCGGGGCATAAATGTTGAGGTGGTTGCCAAAAATCGCATTCGCGATGCAGACAGAAACTTGGTTTTCAGTGCTTTCTTTGAGCCAGTCGTTGACTTTTCGGATCAAAAACTCCACCAACTTTACGTTCCATTTTGTCTCCTTGCAAGCCTTATATGTCTTGGCAGCCAACGCCATTTCCACCCGCTCATCAATGTAGGACTCCACATCCCGCTTGAGGACTTCGCCCCATTTTGGAGGCAGCTTGACCTTTTTAGCGGCCTCCGCATGCCTGATGTGATCTGCCAGCCATTTTGGCATCGGCCCCTCGCCATGATATTCATCAATGATCGGCGGGAAGAACTTGCTCACTCCTTTGTCGCGCCAGATAGCCAGCGCCGGTTCGGTGCCGTCTTCATTTTGTTCACCCCAGCGGGCATGGATCGCTTCAAAAACAGGGTTGTGTGCCGGGCATTTTCGGGACAGGCGTTTGTTATGGGTGAGGAGATACCGCGTCAGAAGGATGTCGCCGCTGTCCAGTTCCACCACCCTGTCGCCCAAGGTCTGTAAATCCGTGGTGTGGAATCGGTGGCCCGCCACGGCACGAATCTCGTCCAAATTCCACGGCGAAACCCCCGCTTTGTCCGCCCTGCTCCACAGAATCATGTAGAGCGCCTTGTTGTGAAGCGAGACATCGCCAAGCTCCGACCAGATATTTGACTCATAAAGGGTTGCCATAGGGCCGTATTATCCCTCTGTACGCAGGCAAATCAAGCTATTTCGTGAACTAAACAGTTCCTGTTGACTGATCCACGGCATACCTATTGAATAGGATACAGTATCTAAAAGAAAACCATACTCTATCCTATTTGATAGGTATCAACCACCCTCCCACAGCCTGCCCTCTTCCCCGCAAATCCCGCCCCTCACCCGCATCGAGGAGCATTCCAGCGGCTCCGTCGTGATGACGCCCTCCACGAGGTCTGTGACCGTGATGGATGCCCGTGAGTGTCTGCAAATAAACGTCCCGCCAAGCTCACGCTGGATGTGGCGGCAGTCTTTGCAGAAGCGTGGTTGGCTGGATTCACTTTGCCTCATAAAGCGCTCTCTCGCCACATTGGTTTACCTTCTATCTTTGTTGTGTACGCATCAATAACTGATTGCTGGGCAATCTCATACGCGGCTTTTGCATCCAGGTACTCCACAAGGTCTTTCGACTGATATTCGCCACACCACCAATCAGGGTCAACAGTGGGACTCTCCGAGTAAGCGCGGCCCTCCACATACGCCACCACCTGCGGCGGGTAGCGACGACACCCATCAGGGAAGTAAAATTTACAGGTCGAGCAGGTTTCTTTGGTCATTTTAGCAGCCCTTTCAGAATTTCAGCCATCTCAGGATGCGCAATGATCCTGTTGTCCTCGCGGTAAATCACCTTGGAGGGAATTTCGACGACAACCATTTTAAATCTCCTCCACGGAGTCAATGAAAACAGGCGCTCCACCCAGGAGCGCCGAACCGTTGAATAGCTGACATCCACCACCGATGAGTCAGCAACAATATCAAACCCCTCCCCTGTGGCAAGGAACGCAAGTCGCGCACTCCAAATATTATCGTTCGGACAATCCCGCCAAGAGCTTTCATTCATGAATCAACCCTCGCATGGAATAGCGTAAAGTTCAAGAAATGGAGAAGAAAATTTTTGCAGGCTAGGAAGTGGGCGCAATCCCACACCCGCAGGACTTGCTCTTTCTCGCCGTGAGATGCTGATACCACACCGGCAATTCCTTCCCGCAATCACACCGGCACCACCAACGTGAATTGCCGTGGCGGTTGCGATCAATCATGGAGTGAACAACCAAAGCGCCGAAACGCTGGCCCTTGAGGGATTTAGGATGGCGAGGCATACAAAATGGATTCATGCCGGATAAAGCACCAAATTCAACCGGAATGTAAGTATCAGTGTAAGGTATTTATTTTACCCATTTCTAGTGAGGGGCTATTTCGGATGTGCAGGTACGCATGGCGTGTGGTGGGGATGGGCGGGCGTGGTGGTCTGCCCTGGAGCCCGGCGCTCTCGGCCAGGCTCCGCGCCCTCGCTTCTTGTATGCACAAAGTATTAGCTACTAACAATGTAGAACATGCCAAATTGGAACGCCCTTCCCGGTGCTGCCATTAAACAGCCTAACTCACTCAGCATCAATGAAGTATCCATTACGATCGTCGCCTTCATCGTCATTATTCCTAATGACTTCGATCTCAGTCTCAACAAGCTTGCCCTCATCCATGTCCGCGAACGCGTTGCAGATGTTCACTTGAACGCCCTCCTGGCCGACTTGATGCAACTTCATTGCAATTTCAGCGGCGATCTTGGCATCTTGCCAATTCTCAATATTGAGATTTGCGCTGACTGCCGTTTCTACCCCCTTTTTAGCCAGTTTGGCGAGGGATAGGAGCGTTTGGCTCCTGTATCCCTCAAGCGTGCCAGTGAGGGCTTCCTTGGCTGTTTCTACGCGCTGGTTACAAGCCGGTGATAAATCGGACGACTGCTGATTTTCTAGTAATTTTAGCTTCTCAGCCTTCAAAGCTGCCAGTTTGGCCGGGTGGAGCCATTCTTCACGCCATGCTCGCTGTTTGACGGCTTCTCTGTCGATTCCGAAGACGCGGCTGGCGTCTGCTAGGGTGAGTCCCGCTTCGCAAGCTCTGCGGACTTCTGCCCAATCGACACCTTCTAGGGGCTTTGGGAACTCGCGCTTTGGGCTTTCCTGGGTTTCTTCGCTTGGTTCCATCCTCCCATCTTTACACTTCCGCACGCTTTGTCAAACAAAGTGAAGTCTCCCGTCATTCGGAGCTTGCAAACGTGCCCGGATATGGTAACGTCTATGCACAACGGGAGAAATCCCGATGCTGTCGCGGAGGTCGCGGCAGACACCCGGTACGCAGTGGTTGCGTTTGGTCCGGGCGGCGTACGCGCCGACTCCGTGACGTGTGGCAAATTCGGAGCCCTCCCAGACCGCGCAGGATAGAGCGGAGATGAGAACGAGTTTCCGTTCGCCCGCATTCTCAAATCCGAGAGTGCGGACGTTAGGAAACATTAAATACAACGACAATGAAAACGACTCAAATCGAGGCTAACGACTTCGGCAACCGCGAGCTTTTGCGATTTGCTGGTGTGAAACGCATTTTCCCAGGATGGTACACCGTGCATTTTCGCGGCGTGTCCTTGGACAAATCGACGATCTGCGGCGCAAAACGGAATCCGAAGGGAGAAATTAAAATCCCATGAGAAGCAGGGAGCGGGAAACCCTAAAACCCGCGAAATTTCGATGTACCACATCCCGCCCGCACGCGGAAAACTGCCAATAAACGACAAAACGACATGCCAAAGCTCAAACCATCAACCTCCCCGCTTTTTCTGCCGCTCCCCAGCTCTCCGCTCGTCATGAGCGCGAGATCGAAGCGAGCGCAGGAATGGCGGGAAAGCTTCGCGGCCTTCCTTAAGATGCTGTTCATTTCAGCACTCCTGGGGTGGCTGCTGGCGATAAGGTAACACGAACAAAGAAAACGACATGAAAGCAAAATTCAATCCGAACACTAAACGCAAGTTCACAACCTCCCACCGCAGGGAAAAGGGAGGCCTTTATCGAGAGTACGCGGCATTGGTGCCGTCACAATATCGGCCAAACGAGATGCAGGCCGTTGTTTCACTCCGGCTTTATTGGCCGGGCCAAACAACCTGCTACGCGTGCTTGTGGGTGACTCACAAGAAAAGCGTGCTCCCGGATGGCGGGACGTGCGTTAATGGCTCCGGCTCCGCAGGCGGTTACGGCTACTGCAAAGCAAGCGCGGCGGCGGCAGAAGCCATCCGCAACGCGGGCTTTGAGCTGGAAAGCTCAATTGCCGGAGTCGGAGAGACGGCCATCCGTGACGCCGTGCTGGCAGTCGCAAAGGCGGCTGGCTGGAAGGCCAAGCTTCACGAAGCGCATGCCTAACTTGCCTCCTTGTCTCCGCTCTCTCTACCGGGGAGCGGAGCAAAGGGAGCAACCCTTCCCGGCGCACTGCCCATGCTGCCGGGATCAAACATGGGCAAAACAACAAACGACAAAATAACATGCAACTCAACCATTCAGCCGCAGAGTTCTGCGCAGTCAATAACATCGTAGGCTTGAGCCTTGATCGCCTTCCAAACGGGAAAGTGATGGCCTGCGAAGTCCGCAAAGACGAAGCCGGCGAGCTTCGGGTTCCCATCGCTCAAATGAGCATTGATGAACTCTATCAGCTCGCCTCGCGTCTCCACCTGGAAATCCTGCCCTCGCGATTCGCGAGTCGGCAGGAAATCGAGTCTCACCGCGCCCACGTCCGCAGGCTCTCAGAGCGTGCGGAGGCGGCACGGGAGGCAAGGGAGGAACGCGCGATGGAAGCGTGGAACCGGCCAGAATAGGTGATGGACCTCCGTCACAGCTTCGCAATGCCGTCCGCGCCGCACTCACCAAAGCCGGGTACACGTTCTAGTTCTCCCGTTTGCCCCGTCAGTTCACGCTGGCGGGGCATCGGGGAGCGCTAAAGCTCCGTTAAACAAAATGAGAACAAAAATCGACAGAGACAAGATGTACGTTGCACAGTTTGACCGGTTTGAAATCGAGATGAGCGGCAACGCTGTACTCGATTGCTCACACTCCGGCGATTGTGCGGCTGACGTGGAAAACCACGCGGCAGAAATTAAGCGTTCCGAACGCTGTACGCCGGAAGCTCTTGCCAAGGAGCTAGCCGAGTACGGCGCTTGGAACGCCGAGGAACTGGCAGACGATGCCGCCAATTGGCAACGCATCGTTTGGCTTGCGGCGGGAGATTTGAGCGAACACGGGGAGGATGAAGAATGAACCCCCTTGAACCTCAAGACCCGTCCGCATTGGTGCAATTCGTCATTATCATGGCATTTGCACTCTTCTACCTCGCACTGCTGATGGCGTATTGCCATTGAACCACCGGGAGCCTGCCCCGTAAAACAGGCGCAATTTCAGGCGGCAGACGCCTAAACAAACGAAAGGACAACACTATGGAGACAATCGACTATAAAGGTGGAGAAATGAGCGCGGAACGGAAAAACGTGGATCCGGTGCCGGGGGATATGCTGTGCATCCGATATGGACAATACGAATGGGGATTCAGCGGCGACCGATTCGTTTCGCGGGAAGGCGATTGGATAACGGCAAAGCAGCAATTTACGAACGGCGCAATCCGCACGACGGTTCACGTAAAGGATCACTTTAAGGTGATACGCGGCACGGAGCTTTTCCATATCCGATGATGGAATGACAAAACCGAGGGGCGCGACTCGACAACGCGCAGACTTTCCAGCGGTGAACGCTGGCTGATAGAGAAAACGAAAGGACAACAATGGAAAAGACACATACACCGAGATCATGGCATATTGGCAAACGCGCAGGGGCAGAACACGGCGCGATTTACGGGCCGAATGGTGAGGAAATCGCCCTTCCCTTGGGCTTCTTTATGGAGCCTGATGAAGCGAAGGCTAACGCTCTGCTTATCGCGGCTGCGCCAGAGCTGCTTTTCGCCGCTCGCCACGTCTTGCGAATCTTGGAATCACCCAAGCCAAACAAGCCGGGAGGCGTGAGTCGCGCAATTCTCCGCGAGGCAATCGCTAAAGCCACAGGGGAGGCTGTCCAATGAACGCCCCCGACAAAATCACCGCCTTTTTCGCCCTGCTGGACAAACGGCAACGCGACCACGAAGCGGAAAAGGCGCGGGAAAGGAAGGAGGAGCAGGACAAGAAGCTAAAGCGCATTCGAGCGTGGTGGCTGGAATCTGCGCAGTGACACCCAAAGCGGCCCCCTTGTGCTCCGGCATGAGGGGGCCGAATGGATGCCACAACAAACATCCGCAAAAACGATGACATACAGAATCGAATTGTTCATACTCAAGTACGAGCGCCACACGCTCAAAGAAAAGAAGCAAGTTGCGACGGTTTTCCTATCGGACTACTCCGGCAAATTTGATGATCTGCCGCGACTTGCTTGTCAGAAAGCAGGAGTCCGGGCCGATGCCTTCACTTGTGACGGCTTCCAGTCCTGCCGCGACCGTTATCACCCGGATCATGATTTGCCTCCTAGTTGGCGGCATCGTCCGGGCAAATGGGAACCGGTAATGGCTGGAAGCGTTTAAAACCCTCCCGTCTCGTCTCTCGGAAAGCCGGGAGGCGAGCGGGGAGCGTTTAAGCTCCGTTAACAACAACAAACGAGACTATGGAAACACCTTGGGGCAAAGCACAGACAGAAGCCGACACGGCGGACGGGATCAAATGGGTAACGACTGCCAGTCATGGCGGTTACTATCTCAGCAAGGAACGTATGGCGGAACTGCGGCAGAAGCTGCCGACAGCTCCGGCGGGAATCGCTGCCAGCGATGGTGGCGGGTGGTTTGAAGAGGACTGCGATTGGTGCGCCGTGCCTTTGGCATGGCCGCACTTGTTTGAAGCTGACGACATCTTGGCTGCCATCACCACGGCGAGCGTTTGGCGTCCGGCGCTTATGATCCCGGCAAAGCTGGTGTCATGGGCCGAAGAGTATCGCAAGACACTTCACGGATTGTGGTCAATCGAAGGCATGATGACGCACGGCAAAAACTGGCGCGTCTCATTCCGGCAGCTTGGCAGCGAAAACCGCCGGGATGTGGTCATGCAGAACAGTCCTGGCCGTCGCCGCTACACCACGGCGGAACTGGACGAACTGGCAGCGTAAATCAAAGGGCCGGATGCCTTCGGGTATCCGGCCCTTTTTGCGTACATGGCCCGCGAACCGCGTTTCTAGGCGATCTGGCGCGTCTTTGGCCGGGCGGCTGGGAGTCGAAGAGCCGACCAGCACGTCAGAGGAGACGAAGAGCCGCGTTACAGTTTTTATAATCACTGGCTCAGAGCCACGAAGAGTTCAGCTTTTCGCGGGAATTTCTGAACTGCATGAAAGTTTGAGAATGTAGTCTCTCTGGTTCTGGACTTTAGCCATATCAGATAATTCATGCTTCTTCCGGTCTGCATACCATTTAGCCCGACTGACGCCAAGAGATTCCCAGGGCTTGGTTGCCTCATTTGTGGTAACTCCATCCCATCGTTTTTTGCCCCTTCCAGATTGAACAGTGGAGAACTTTGCCACTGAAAACCGCTCCCAAACCCAATTTGCCACCGATTTAGCGATGCAATTCACCTCTTGTCGGAAGAGCGGCGAGCTAAATTCCTTGTTCAATTCAAGCGCCAGACCCAATAAGAAGGCACGAAATTGTTCCACAGATTTCCCATCTTTCTTAAATTTGAGAACCTGTTTGTAGGCTAGCTTTCTCAGGCCTTCAAAAATCGTGCAATTCCTTCCGAGAGCGGTGGTGAAATTCGGAATCTTCAGTTTGTCCGATTTATCCAGCCAGTCATTCAGGCGGGAAAGATCGTAAGGCGCTTTGGCCTGCCAATCTACCTCCCAGCGATCCGAAAGAGGATTCTTGCACATGAGGCCGGAATAGCCAGCGTCCGCGCCCAATCGCCTAGAAAGACCAAAATCGACCGCTTCCAAAAATCGCATTGGATCGCTGTGTGATTTTTCAAACTTCGTCACTGGCATTTCTAGCAGGTAGCCGACATGAGCATGCCCATTATTGCGATTGATAGCCGTAAAGTTAGGAGGCGGACAAGAGCGTTTTTCTGCCTGAAAATAGGCATCATCCATATCAAGATCAAAAATCAGCCAATTTATCACCTGCTGTTGATTCGGTTGGATAAAATCGCGCTCCATAGCAATCAGCTTTCGATTGCGAAAAATCCCCCGCTCTAAATTGTCAGTGCAGAAAGGCCATTTAGCTAGGCGTTCTGTAAAGATGGTCTTGACCGTTTTACACGGTGACGTAATGTTGGTAAGTGCGAGCGGCTGCATGTAGAGATGCGGTTGACTTGAAGGGAGTCGGGGGAACTGACAATTCCTCTGACTCCCGCCCACAATAACACGACCGCAAGTTGGAGTAAACGCAATTTTTAGGATATGGCTAAAATCCATCATCGGGAAAACCGCGAATAACCGAATGACGGCTTTCCGGCAGACGGATTCCCGTCATGTGAAAAATACTTGATGACCAACGACCTCTCCACCCTGAGCGACCATGTTCTAAACTGGCTGATGACCGAGGAGGAAATCAGCGATGAACTACGCGGCGCAATCGAAACGGAGCAGAATCAGCGGATTTTGACATCGAAACTGCCGCAGGAGATGATCACGCTCACCTCGAAAATGCTTCACGACGCATCCTCATGCGGATACCACGGGTTTACGGCGGCGCAGGCGAAGGTCTTCGGCTTCAAATGGCCGTTAAAACGCGGCTGGCTGAAATCGCTGGTGGGGAAAACCGTTCCAGTTTCTCAGTATTGCAAATTTGTCGCGGCATCTAAAACAAAACGATAACCCCACAACCAACTTTACACCGTCTCCATTGGTGGTAATGTTGCTTCTCAAACGACTCTGAGCCTCGCCTCCCATGTATGAATGCCCCTATTGCTCTGCCGTCTCCCACCACCCCAAAGACCTCCAGCACCGTTACTGCGATTGGTGCTGTCTCTCCGACACCCCTGCGGATCGACACTTTCATCAAATCGAAGCTGCAAGAAGCTCGGTCGGAAGACTTCTCTGGGCTGAAGTCTTCGGCGGCGGCAGCGCAGTCTCATGGCTTCACGGCCTGTGCCAACTCACGCTATGTGGCCTTCTTGGAGGCCATGTCCGCTGCCCAGGGCCAAGTCAGTTACTACGCCGCAAAATACCCTGCGTGCTTTTTCCTGCCGTGGAAGGCTCTCAACGCGACCCTCACCGCACTCAGTCTTTGGTGCGACTTGCCCAAGCACTACACCGCAGCGATTCCCCCCGGACAACTGCCTTACTTGGACATTTTCTCGCTCGACCCCAACGACACAGTGCCCCACGTCCAAATGGTTGAACTGCTAGATGATGGTCGGATCAACCGCTTCACATGGCAAGACATTATCGCAGCATGTCTGCCCTATCACCCCGTCCACGAGGTCCATGACCACCCTTCTATTTTCACATCAGGACGCCGACAGCTACAGGCTCTCAACAACGAGCAACGGCAGACACTCTACTCAGCCATCAAGGACTTCCAAAACTCCTGGTTTGTTATCGCTCCACCGGCTGCATTTAACATTACCGAAGACTGGCGCTCTCGAACCCGCAAATTGCTGATTCAAGCCGCCGAAAAAAAGGAACCGCCGCCAAACGACCCACTCGTTGTCAGGTTCGTCCGAGGCGGCTGCCTGGTCGTGGCAGCTTGGGGCGACGAAGCCGACGAACTCAATGCCCTCGTGAACAACCTCAATATCTGAATAAGACAATGAAAAACGACACAAATCAACCTGCGTTCGGCGTCTGGCAGCCCATCGCCACCGTGCCCAAGGATGGCACCTGGATACTCGTCACCTGTGGAGGCAAGCATGTGCCACATGTCGCACGATGGAATAGCAAAAGGCAGGCATGGGAAACGGATGATGGCGTTTATTACGGGTCTTGGCCGCTCTCGCACTGGATGCCGCTTCCGCCACCCCCACCACCTGCTAACGCATGCCCGCAGGAGATTTCCAGCCTCAAAGGCGAGCGCGATCGTCTGAGCCGCGAACTCTCCGACATCTGCGCCGCCGCTGATGCTCATACCTCGTCGGAGGCATGTGTGATGATCAAAAGCATGCGCGAGGCGATTCAGGATGCGGACGCGGCATTGCGCAAGTGCCTCAAATACATGCTGGGCATCCCTTCTTGCGGCAGCGATCAAGAATGCGAAACGATGGACGATGCGCATCGCGCCCTTTCAAAACTTCAACCCTTCATCAAGCTATGAACCCCGAAATTGAAAAGCTGAAGCAAGAACTGACGGAGTTTCTTGAGCTGAATTGTCTGGCCGCCCAAAGAGAGTGGGTTTTTTCACGCTACCGCAAAAACTCCCCCAAGCTGGCCAAAATGCTTCTCGCGACCATCGAGATGATGGATGACATGCCGTTCAGCGTCGCGGATGCGCTGGAGGAGAAACTTCTTAACATTTGGAACGAATGACACCAAAACTCACCATCAACGAAATCCTGCGCAAGCATTTCGACAAAGCACCTTACGGCTCAAAAATCAAATGCGCACGCGAGGTGGAGGTTTCCCAAAAGGACTTTTCGCGGTGGCTGTCAGGCGTGACGACCCCTGGAGGGGATTACGCTGTGCGGCTGTTGCAGTATCTTGGAGAGTTGAAGAATTATCCGGCGAATGCCAAACCAAGCGCAGAATCGAAAACTGAAATTAGCGATTGGGAGGCTGGCGTGCTTGCTTATGCTTCCGACAATGGCAGGTATGCCACCAAGGAAAAGCGAGTAATTGAAATGGCAGCGACCGGCCTCTTGAAGGACCATGGCCCACAATCGCTGGTTGGCGGCATGCACTATCTGACGATCACAGAGAATGGGCGCGAAGCCCTGCAAAACTGGCGTTCTCACAAACAATCACTCATTTAAAATGAATAACTGCACGCAAAATATGGCCCTGGCTAGGTTCGTCGTCACAAGACAGGGTGGGCCAATCCTGAACGAAGGACATGTCGTGGTCGCTGGCGAAAACTTCGCCGCCATCGAAATAGATATGCGCTCAAAGCGATGTGAGGTCATGGCTGAATCAGCGACGGAAGATGGTGCGCCGGTGATATGGCTCGACGGAACAAACGCACTGCACCTGAAAAAAGGCTGCGAGAAAGAACCAACCGAAGTGACGTTCCCTGACTACAAAGGTTGGCAAATCTTCTCTGCCCATGTGTGCCGATACACCTTCAGAGTGTGCTTCGTGCTCGGTTGAGGAATTATGAAAACAGGACTCAAAGACAAACACGGCAAGGAAATCATGGCCGGAGATTGGGTGTCTCTCGACGGCAACATGACCGCCGACGACTCGCTTGGCGTGCTACCGAATGGCTGGACGTTTGGCGAGGGTGACATTTACGAGGTCTATTTCGATGACCGAATCAAGAAATGGTCACTCAAGCTTGGAGTCGAACCAGACTCGGCATACAATGCGAAATACATGAACCACGCAGTCAGGCTACTGCATGATGGAAGCGTGGAAATCGTGAAAGCGCCGAACGAAAAAAGTTAGGCATCCAGCGAACAATACAAAATATGATACACAATTGGGCAGACCTCGCCGCACTGCCAGAATCCGAAACACATCGCCTCGAAATCGAGGTGGATAACTGTAACGGCTGGATAAAAGACAAACGCGACCCCGAAGCGATGGGACACTACCTGTCAACGCACACCTTCTACGGCTCAAATCACGCCCGGAGCACGCAGCTACTGCGCGAGTGCGGATGGAATGTGACCTGTGCGAATTGGGATGCCGAACAAGGTAATATGTGACCCTCACGAGAATTAACGGTTGAGTAATTATAAAAACCAATGAGAACAACCCCATACGGAGAGCCTTCCGACAAAGAAATCGACGCCCTGCGCATCCCTCCTGCGTGCGAGTGCGGCAATCCAGTCGAGAATTACAACGACACCTGCGAGGAATGCCTGAACGATCCTGACCAGGACGGGAAAGAGGCGGCGTTTGAGAATGCAACCAGTGATGTTTTTACGCCATGAATGCCATTGAAGAAAATAAAGATCGTTGCCCACAATGCGGAGGCGATATTGAAGGTGGCGAACTTTGTGAATCTTGCGAAGAGCAAAACAACTCAGAGCGTCTGGCCGATATTCTTCAGGATGACATGAAATATTCAGATCAATGACCTTTACCGCTTACTGTGAACTTATTGCTCCCGAATACGGAGTGCATCCCCTCACAATCGCCAAGCGTATTCGTCGTGGCGAACTTCCATGCCCACCTATGCACAGGCTTAACAAGCGGTCTTTCTGCGTAGTGGCAGACAACCACAAGCGCGATACGGTGCCTTCATTGCTCGCCAAGCTCTCAACCTACCGAGTCGCATTGGCTGATGCCATCCGCAGGCCGATGGGAGCCATTCCAGATTCAGCCAGCAACCTAATTACGCAGCAGGAATTGGAAGAGGCGGAGAAGCGAAGGCTCAAGGCTTGATCGCCGTCAAAATCATCCACCAGATTGCCAGCCAGCGGCTTGTGGATGGCTTGGCGGTGCGCCTTTTGAGCTTCCTGGGAAGCCGGATCATCGGCGTTCTACCGTCAATCAGGCCAAGGTAAACCTCTGCCGCCTGCATGCCTTTGTCGCGATGGTAGTGGTTATTTGGCTTCATCTTTGCCCCCCCATCAACATTGCCATGCGCTTGTATGAAGCCAGCTCTTCCTCCAGCTTCGCCATTGCCTCGGCGGGAACGACGTAACTGAATGGCGTGAGCTGCGAATATGAAACCAGTGATGCGGTTGTCTGCGGCGGGAATTTCTCGTTCATGAAGCAAGTCTCGCACAAAAATAGCAAAGCGTAAAGTTCATCTTGATTGGAAGGCGGGATGATGCGAGGGTTGGAGTCTTATGAAACCCATCATCAAAGAATGCGACTGCGCACATGCCGGACAAGACTCCATGTACGGGAAAGGTCGGCGAGTCAAAAACCCCTTGGTTAAAAAAGGCGAAAAACAGGAGTATCGCTGCACAGTTTGCGCCAAGGTTGCTTAGTCTCGCTTAATTGAAATAAACATTATCAAAACCATCCCCTAATCAAACACAGCGGGAGCTAAATCCTTTATGTCCAAACTCAAAGCCAAAGCGCCATCACAAGTCGAGCCGTCCAAGCCAAAAATCCTCATCTTCGGTGCCTCTGGCGTCGGGAAAACATGGTTTAGCCTGGACTTTCCAAATTGCTTTTACATCGACACAGAAGGCGGCGCATCCCGCACTCATTACATGGACAAGCTCACCAAGTCTGGCGGCATGATTCTTGGCCCTGAAGACGGCTCGCTTGATCCAGATGTCGTGATTTCTCAGTTCCAAGCTCTCGCCACTGAGAAGCATCCGTTCAAGACGGTGGTGGTTGACTCAATCACCAAGCTGTACAACACCGTTATTGCCAACGAGGCTGAACGCCTTGGCGACAAAGATGCCTTCGGCGCGTCCAAGAAACCAGCCCTGGCGTTCATGCGCCGTCTGGTGAACTGGATTCATCGTCTCGACATGAACGTGGTTTTGATCTGCCACCAAAAAGAAGAGTGGGGTCAGGACGCTCAAGGCAATCGCACTCAAACCGGCGTCACGTTTGATTGCTGGGACAAGATCGAATATGAGCTTGATCTGGCGTTCCAAGTCACCAAGCAGGGCAGTTCCCGTTATGGTCTTGTTCGCAAGTCTCGTCTCACCGGCTTTCCAGACCGTGAGAAGTTTGCCTTGGGCTATGATGAATTTGCCGTGCGCTACGGCAAAGATGTCATCGAAAAATCAGTCGCAAGCATCACCCTCGCTACTCCTGAGCAGGTTGCAGAAATTGACCGCCTTGCATCTGTCATCAAAATGACTGATGACGAAAAGCAAAAATGGCTTACCAAAGCCTCCGCGTCTGACTGGAGCGAGCTTTCCACAGAACAAGCAGCCAAGGCCATTGCCGCCCTCCTTGCCAAAATCAACCCAACCAAGTAACACACTACCACCATGCGCATCGCACAGCCAAAAACAGAAGAAGAATTGGACTTTGAACGCCTGCTGCCGAAAGGCACCTACGACTTTGAAGTGGTCAAGGCCGAGGAAAAGCAGTCTAAAAAAGGCAATGATATGATTGCCGTCAACTTGAAGGTCTTCCACGGTGAAGGGTTTCAATTTGTTCGTGACTTCCTAATGGAGGCCATGTCTCACAAGCTCCGTCACTTCGCCGAAACAGTGGGGATGATTAATGCCTACGATACCGGTCAGCTTGATGCCGACAGCCTTGTTGGCCGCAGCGGCAAGGCTCGCATCGACATCGAGCCAGCGGGAGAGTTCCCAGCCAAAAACGTCGTCAAGGACTATGGCGAAAAGAAGAAGGCTGATCCAGTAGCCAAGGGGCCATTGATGAACGCTGGCCCTAAAATCCTGATTGAGGATGATGGAACAGACATTCCATATTAGGATATATTCACCCAATCCCGCCGCCTCCACGGGAAAATGGAGGCAACTAAACGACCATGACCCTCATCACCCTCGAAAAAATCGCGCTCTTCAAGGAGCAATTTGTGTCAACGTCGGCAAAGGCTGACAAAACCAAGGATGAAAGCGACTGGCTGCCTTGGGCCGCAAGTAGGATCAACGAACTGGAGAAAGAACAATGAAGCCGATCAAGATCAAAACGCCGAACTTCCGCCGCGCTACCATCGGCGAAGTGCTCACCTGGGCAGCAAGCGTCAACGGCATCGTCAAAGGCCCGCGAAAGCAGAAAGTTGTCACCGAGGCGCTGGCTAACATCTCCCAGCTTTCACGCATCGCCAGCATGTCGTGGTTTGGACGCAAGTGGGCGCTTAAAGCACTGGAAAGCATCGACAAGATTGGCGTGACCGAAGATGTCGGCACTGACTTTGGCGAGCTTCCAACGGGCTTGAACCGCATGGGGATTGTCGCGGAAGTCCTTGGTTTGACCGTGCTCAAGATCAACAAGCGTGTTGTCATCACGCCGCTGAAAAAGGCCAGTGATGCCCGCATGGTGTCCGACCTTCCACCGGAGGAGCGAGGCTTGAGCAGCCCGTTGTTGCCGCTATGAACAGTCTGAGCATAGGTCTTGATCCGGGGGCATCTGGGGGAATCGCATTTATTCCAGATAACCTTCCAGCGAAAGCTTGGACCGTGAAGATGCCGGAGACGCTGGCAGATTTGTGGGAGATTGTAAATGAGCACAATCCTGCTGAAAGACTTCGCCATTATGACGAGGTAACATCGGTTCATGCCTGCCTCGAAAAGGTGCATAGTATGCCTGGCCAAGGGGTTGCCTCTTCGTTCAAGTTCGGCCAAGGATTCGGCGGTCTTGAAATGGCGCTCACTGCTGCCAAGATTCCATGCACTTACGTCACTCCGCAAAAGTGGCAGAAGGAGCTTGGATGCTTGACTGGCGGTAATAAGAACATCAGCAAAAGTCGTGCCCAGCAGCTTTTCCCACATATTAAGGTTACGCATGCGATTGCCGATGCGTTGCTCATCGCTGAATACTGCCGGAGGACAAACCCATGACCACTATCAACCCAAGAACGCCCGCTGAAGTTCTACGCTTCCAAAAAGGCACTCCGACACAGTTGAAAGCCATCGAGCAAGCAGGCGCTGAACTTAGCCAAATGCTAAACCGTTGCGCTGACGCAATGTTTGAATACGAGTTCGTTCTTGGCTTTGCGGCCAAGTCCTCACACAAGGCTGTTGCAAAAGCAGCTAAGCAAGTCCTCGAAAAACATCGCATTAAATGACCACCTGGATTTCAGCGCCCGATCCGAAAACACCGGGCCATTGGCAGATCGTCACCTCCGCAGGACAGACAGTTGTTTACGGCCTTACGAAACTAGATGCGGAGAACTTCGTTGAGCAGCGCAACAAGGAGCAAAAGAAGAAAGGCAAGAAATGAACCGCATGATCCCTTCCCACTGCCCCAAATGTAACACCGACTTCAAAGGCAGCCCTATACCGCAGGAATCCATTGATCGTGGCCTATATGGCAATGAAACGCATTACAGCCGAGTTATCGGAGGAGGGTATGACGGCATCAGCGAGTGGCAGTGTCCTGATTGCCACCACACATGGAAACGCGAATTATGAACGACACCCCAGAAACAGACGCTCAGTTCAAGTTGTTCTCCGAGGGCGACATCGAGCGCAGCAACCCCTTGGTGAGCGCGGATTTCGCCCGAAAGCTTGAGCGGGAGAGGGATAAAGCGCGTCAAAAAGCAGAACAATGCTGCCGAGATTGGGCCGATGATGACACTCGCGTCAAGGAAATCGCCAAAGGCGCAGGCATCGACGTTGAAGCGGATGCCGAGAACGACGGTTATTTCCGAACGGTGATTGACGTGGCTGAACGCATGGCAGAGCGCATCGAAAACCTAGAAGCGGCTACTATCCACTCCTGCGGAACCACATGCCAGCGTCCGGCTTGCAAAATGAGGCGCGAACGTGATGAAGCGCGAGAAGATGCGGAGAGGCTGTATGCCTGCTTGAACAGCGGCCATGACCAAGCCCTTCGTTTGCACGAGGCGCTTGTGGAGAAGTATTGGTGAAATCCTGTTGACCTGGACAATGAGATAAATTACTCTTACTCAGAACCAAATCATCATTTCGGCTGATGATTTACTCGGAAAATCTTCCCTCTCATGCCATAACCGTTCGCGGAAGTGGGCCGAACATGAGGGGGATTTTTACGCCAATGGAACGAAAATCATTAAGCAAGCGACTGCGATTCTCAATCTTCACCAGAGATGGATACACTTGCAGATATTGTGGAAAGCAGGCTGGCGATGTCATTTTACACATAGATCATATTATCCCGGTATCGAAAGGAGGGACGAATGATGAATCAAATTTGATTACTTCTTGTGTTGATTGCAATTTGGGGAAATCCAATATCGGCATTGATGCGGTAGCCCCAACTGAAATGGATCGGTTACGAATGATTCAGGAGGCTTTGGAGCAAAGAACAGCAGCAATGTTTGCGGCTGAGTGTGCTAAAAACAAAATTCAAAGAGAGTCTTCTTTGGCTGATTTTTGGCGCGATCTGACTGGTAGAGATTCAGTTGATATAGGAACGCTGCATGTCGTAAACAGTTATTTGAGAGAGTACGGAGAAGAGATGGTATATGCTTGGGTGGCAAAGGCTGCTATGTCCTGCAAATGGTCGGATACTGCTATGGGTAAATATATCAGTGGGTGCAAAAGGAAGCACATCGAACAAAATGAAAATTGACCCAATCATCAAAACTGCACTCAAGTATAATAGAGCTTTTGAACGTCTCCCCAATGGAGACATCTTGGTTAGATCATCCCATGACGAGCCGGTTGAGCTTGCACTGAATATTTCTAATAATCCTTGGAATCCAACTTCAGAGCAAATTGAAGTAGCCTCTTGGTTTAATCGGAGGCCAACAACGCCTTGGAGCAAGAAAGAGACAGTTGCGTGGGCCAACTTGAATGGCGATATGAACTTTTGCAAAGGAGACGATTACGCCGCATTGAAGTGGTATTATACCGAATCGGGCTGCCCATACCTCCGCAAAGACCTTGGAACCTTATTGAACAATTGGCAGGGTGAAATCGACAGGGCTAAAAACTACGACCCTGACAAGAAATGACCGAACCCCTCTCAACCGAGGAGCTTCTAGCCTCCCTCAACCGGGCTTTGCCGATGGACTACGACGCGGAGCAATCTGTGCTTTCGTGCCTGCTTCAAAAGCCCTCTTTGTGCGATGAGCTGCCGCCCTCGGACCTGTTTTACCATCCCGTTTCCAAGATGGTTATTACGGGAATCACAACGGTTGTCGCATCAAGACTGCCGCTTGATCCGGTCACGCTGACCCGCGTGCTTCGTGAAGCCGGGAAGTTGGAGATTTGCGGTGGCGCTTTCTACATCTCAAGCCTGCACTCAGGCGGGGAAATGTCGGCGCTACCGCAGCATTACCACCACTACCTGTCTATCATTTCTGAGAAATTCAAGCTCCGCCAGATGATCGGTGCGCTTGCTTCTGGAATTGCGCATTTGCAGGCGTTTAAGGAGGCTGATGGCGTTCCTGCCGCTGATGCACTGGCACATTGCTCAAAGCTCGTCTGTGAGGCTGTGAATGATGATGGGAGCAGCGAAATGGAATACAAGCCAATCAAGGAGCTGGTGATGCAGGTTTTGGAGGATTCGCAGGCAATGGCCGAGACTGGCAGGAAGATTCCAGGGCTTTCGACCGGCATTTCTGCCGTGGATGCCATCATGGGCGGCTTGGAAGGTGGTTGTTTGACCGTCGTTTCTGCGGAGTCCAGCGATGGCAAAAGCTCGCTCTGCCGCCAGATGCTTGAGGCTGTTTGCGAGGAAGGCCATTGCGCCGTCGATTACACCTATGAAATGATGCCCTCCTCCGAGGCTAGGCGCATGCTGTGCTCCCAGGGTAAAATCGACTCCAAAAACCTGAAAATGGGACTTTTGACCAAGGGCGAGCAGATGGCGCTTGGCGTTCAGGCCCGCAAAATCTCAGCTTGGGACATGCACATTGTTGATGCTGCTGGGAAGACCATCGAGCAAATCTGCCGAGACATCGCCCGCAGATCGAAGCGGATGCCAGCGGGCAAGAAACTGGTGGCGCTGATTGATTACATCCAGCTTTGTAAGACATCCGCCAAGACAAGCAACCGCGAACGGGAGGTTGCCCACATCACAGCCACCGCGAAGCAATGTGCAAAACTGACGGGCGCTCACATCCTCATGCCATCTCAGCAAAACAAGGATGGAGATGTGCGCGAGTCCATGTCAGTAGAGCAGGATAGCGACAATCTGATCCAGATTTTGAAGATCGCCGACACGAGCAAAAAGCCAGCTTGGAAGAAAGATAAGGAAGCCGACGAGCCTAACAACAAGCGCAAAATCTTCTTCAAGAAGCTCCGAGATGGCGAGCGATACACCTACGTACTCATGGAACTTGTCGGCAGGTTCTTCCGATTTGAGGTTCTGCGGCAGGATGACGACGAATCCCAAGAAGGTTGACGCCCGATGCTTCATGCCGTAAAGATGCCCCTTAATGGGCAAGCACGCCAAAGTAAAAGTCAAATACGGCATCTCGTTCAAGCCGATCAAAGACCCAAAAGGTAGGGGAATTACCTGCCCCGATTGGTTTATCGAGCGTCAGATTTTGACGCATTACGAGCAGTGCAAAGCCATTAGAACGGCTAGGCTGCTGACTTGGTGTGAGCACTTCTGCCGCTTGGTGGACATCATTTTCGGCGACCCAAAGGGCATCTGGCCGTTTGAGTGGAACCCGAACGCCATGCGGATTCTCAAGAACTTCCGCAAGCATCACATTCTAGCGGTGGCGGGCCATGCGTCGTGCGTTCATGGCTCAACGCGGATTTACAATCCCCAGACCAAGGATTCACCCACCATTCAAGAGCTTTACGAGCGCAAAGAAGCTCCAATGGTGATGACGCTGAATGGCCCTGTCCAGGCTGAAGTTCCCTTCATCAAGGGGCATCAAGACCTTTACGAACTGGTATTGAGCAATGGCGGCAAATTCACATGCACCTTGGGGCATCGTGTTTTAACACCTGATGGCTACAAGACTGTCGCCTCGATTTCTTGCGGAGACTCCCTGCTCGGATACGATCCTTCTACCTTGGAAGTCGCCCCTGTGCGTGTGGAGTCCATTACCGGAGTTGGCAAGGATACGTTTTACGACATCCACGTCCCGGTAGAGGAGCATTATTTCGCCGAGGGAGGAATCCACCACAACAGCGGCAAAACTCATGCAATGGCCCTGATCGCGGTTATGATGTTCTGGCTTGATCCCAAGAACACCAAGGTTCTTGTCACCTCCATTACCGCCTCTGCTGCCGCTGGTCGTGTCTGGGGCCATGTGAAGAACTGCTGGACGCACATGGAGGGATTCTTCGGTGCTGCGAACATGCCAGGGAAGCTCATCGACTCCAAGAACAAGATTCGCTACGAGAACAACGGTCACAAGGACGAGACTCGCGGGATCGAGCTGGTAGTCGGCGAAAAGTCTCAGGCCAAGCAATCGGCATCCAAGGTGCAAGGCATCAAGGCTCCAAAACTCATTCTCATGGGCGACGAGTTTGCCGAACTTGAACACAGCCTTGTCAGGACGGCGCTCACCAACTTGAAGCGAAATGACGAATTTTGGCTCCTTGGCGCATTTAACCCGACTGACATGTTCGGGCCAGACGGGATCATCAGCCGACCCAAAAACGGGTGGCATTCCATCACCGAGGACGACGATGAATGGGAAACATACCTAGAAGAATACGGCTATAAAGGCTACTGCATCCGCTTTGACGGTGAGAAGTCACCGAACATCCTCGCGGGCCACAACAAGCATAAAGGGCTTCTCAAGGTCGAGGACTTGAAGGAAGCGCAATCCCAGGGCGTTCGCACGGCTGCTTACTACCAGATGATTCGCGGCTATTGGAGTCCAGTGGGGATGCTTGATGCCATCTACTCCGCTGCTGACATCATCAAGTGGCGTGGCGATGCCAAGGTAACGACGTGGATCGAGCCTCCAACGATGGTTGCCGGACTTGACCCTGCTTTCACGCACGGTGGCGACAGGGCGGCTTTGGTCATTGGCCGCGTGGGAATCGCCATGTCGGATGCCGGAGTGCGGCAAAAGGTCTTTGAAATCGTCAAAGTTTACTCCCTGGACGAAGACGTTACGAACACATCCATTTCCAAGACAGAATGGGTGGTGAAGCTCACCAAGGAGAAACTGGCAGAGCACAAGGTTGATGTGAAAAACCTCGCGATTGATGCAACTGGTGGCGGCGATCCATTCTCAGCATTGATTGCCCGCGACATCGGCATGGGCTTCCTGAATGTGAAGTTCAGCGGGAAGCCATCAGACAAGCCGGTCAGCCGAAATGATCCGCGCAAGGGCCACGAACGCTTCCGCAACATGGTTTCCGAGCTTTGGTATGTGGGCAAGGAACTGATTCGCTCCGGCCAAATCAAGGGGCTTACCGGCGACATCATGGGCGAAATGGTGGCTCGAACCTATAAGGAATCCAACGGTCTTGTTTGCGTAGAACCGAAGGATGATATGAAGGCGCGTATTAAGAAATCTCCCGACTTCGCTGACGGATTTTTCCTCGGACTTCACCTATGCCGCATGCGTCACGGCCTTTCTTCCAACGAAGCCGCCGCTCCAAGGGCTATTTCACGGATGAACTCGACATACTCTCTTTTCCCGCCGATTGACCTGAACCGCAGGCAGCCGCAGCAGACAGCACCCTCCTATATTGTACTCAACGGGGGCTGGGGCCAAGGAATTGCTTGATCTTTACGGTATAGAAACGAGATTGAATGATGGAAAACGACGCCACATAAAATGGACTCACTCAAGCTCTACAGGATCACTCTACGCGGGTGCCGAGAATACAAAAACGGCGTTAGCTGCCATGAAGGCTACGTTGTGGGAAGGTCCACTGATGAGGCTTATTCCAAGCTCCGCGATCAACTTGAAGCAGAAGGTATTGGAACGCCAGAGGAGCGTGAGCTTAGCTCTCTCCACCTGATCGCCGAAGATGCACCCACCGCCGCCATTGGAACGAGATTGTTTTTATGAAGATTAGCCTGCTGCACGCCACAAGAGGAAGAGTAGAACAAGCTAAAGCCTGTCAAAAAATGTGGCTGGAACGCGCCGACAACGCGGCAAACATCGAGATTATCACCGCAGTTGATGAGGATGACGCTGAATCAATCGCGGCGTTTCCTGATGCTGTGGTGGTGCGTAATTCTATTGGCGGCTGTTGTCCTGCTTATAACGCCGCCGCAGCCAAATCCACGGGCGACATCCTTATCAATTTGGATGAAGATTGGGATTGCAGCAATGTTAATGGGTGGGACTCCATCATCGAGTCCTTTATGTGTAACGGGGCCGACATTCTCCATGTCGGGGACAAGCATCGCAAGGATGACCTCATGTGCCATCAGGTGATTTCCCGTAAATTTTACGAGACGATTGGGTATTTCCATCATCCTCTTTTCAAGAGCGTGTATTCAGACAATTGGGCCACGACGCTTGCGAAAAATTGGGGTTACGTTGACGCCACAAAGGGCGGCACGGTTGATCTTGGATTTCTTCATAAAAATCCCTCTCAAAACTACGGAGTAGAAGACGAAGTAGCCCGCATCAGCAACTCCAAAGAACGCTACGCCCACGGCAAGGCTGTTTACGAGCGCCTCTGCAACGATCAAGTCGTTCTCGCCTTCACGGCCTACAACCGTCCAGAATACCTGAAGGAATCGCTGGACTCATGGCTGAAAAACGATCTGTCATTGGTGACGAGCGTGCAATTTTTCATCGAGCCCTCTGAGCGGCTGCCGGAAATCATCCAGGTTATCGACGGCTTTGCCGCACAAAGCGTTGCCCCGGTCATCAAGCATGTGAATCCTGAGAAGTATGGCGTTCTGCGTAATCCGTGGGAGCTATTCAGGAACCTGTTCGAGTATCAGTTGGCTACTGCTGTCATTTTGGCCGAGGACGATTTCCTACCATCTAGCGATCTTTTGAGGTTCTTTGAAAGCACCCGCAAACAAGCGCAGCCTAAAACGCTTGCCATCTGCGCCAAAAATGTTGGGCCGAATAGTGATGAAGACCCGTCCACGTTCACCTACGATGACGGATTTTCAGGGAACATTTGGCTGACATGGGCTGACAAGTGGCGTGACTACTTACGTCATGGGTGGGATAAAGACTACTCTAGCGGACTTGCGGATGGCACGCCTTCGGGCTTTGACTGGAACATTCATTTGCGAGTGATGCCGCAGAATGGATTGAGATGCTTAGTCCCCACCGCATCGAGAAGTTGGCACATAGGAGTCCGAGGATGCCACACGACGCCTGAAGGATACAATGAAACGGTGACATGGAATTTTGTGCGTGAAGATTATCACGGAGAATACCGAGAAAAAACAGAAGATTTATCTTGATAACCCAATCATAATATCCTAAGCATGAAAAATGGAAGCTATCAACACGCCTCAAGGGCTGGCAAAATCGGCGGAAAATCTACTTCTGATAAGAAAAAAACGGCAAGCAGAATTAACGGCAAAAAGGGTGGCAGACCGAAGAAAAAACACAGCTAACTTGGGAGTCATTAATTGGAATGAAGCTCAAGGTATGCGGTTTGGAAAACTTGTGGTCATTGGCCTGTCCAGAAGGAATGAAAAATCAGTTGCGTATATGATGTGTAAGTGTGATTGCGGAAAAGACAAAGAAGTGTGTTCCTCTTTTTTAAAAAATGGTGATACACAATCCTGCGGGTGCTTACACAAAGCCATAATGAGTGGCCACAAATGGAATAATATTCACGGCCATTCTATGCGCGGCAAGGCCTCCAAAGAATACTTGACCCACAGGGGCATGCTGGCCCGCTGTCACGGCATGGGTCATTCAAGATATTCAGGAAGGGGAATTATCGTTTGCGACCGTTGGCGTTTTGGAGAATTTGGGAAGACCGGATTCGAGTGTTTTATAAAAGATATGGGGAACGCCCCATCTAAAAAGCATTCGATTGACAGAATTAACAACAACGGCAATTACGAGCAATCTAATTGCAGATGGGCCACTGCTACTCAGCAGGGTAACAATCAACACAACACCATCAAGATCGAATGGAACGGTGAAATTAAAGGGGTGTCTGAGTGGGCTAATATGTTTAATATGCCAAGGCAACTAATTTACTCTAGGGTTGTCCAATTGGGGTGGGATATTGAAATGGCTTTATTCACGCCGAAATTATCTTAATATGACTTCTTTCACCAGCGTTGGAGATGCGGGCGACCTTTTTGTCTCATTGGCTACTGTTAAAAGTCAAATAGGTAAGTCCATTTGCTATCTTTACGATAGCCCACAAACCGCTGGCATCATGCGTCGATTTGATGTTGTTGCGCCACTCGTAAAAGCTCAACCGTACATAGAAGATGTGCGCCCGTGGAATGGCGAGCATATTGACTGGCACTCAGAGAATTTCAGGACATATGCTTATCACGGCAATGGATTAAGCCTTGCCTTAAATCACGCTGAAGCAGCGATGCGAGATGGCTTCATCTCCACATTCCCAGATGTTATTCGCCCGTGGCTGACAGTCGAGCCAAGTAAAAAATGGGCTGGACGGGTGGTTATCAACAAGACCGAAAGATATGGAAATGATTTCTTCCCGTGGAGGAAGATGGTTGAACACTACGGCAAAAAACTGGTGTTTCTTGGCACCAAGCCAGAGCATGATCTGTTTGAGAAACGATTCGGTGAAGTCGAATACTACCCAACGGCCAACTTTTTGATCGCCGCCCAAGTGATAGCTGGGTCGGCACTATTTATCGGCAACCAATCAAGCTGCATGACGATTGCGGAGGGGCTAAAACATCCTCGCATCCAAGAGTGCTGCCTTTGGCTGCCTGACTGCCTTTATAATTCCAGCCCAAATAACGCTCAATACGTCGGAGATGGTGCATGTACTCTCCCCGCCATCGGTGACACGCCAGAGCTTGTCATCGAGCCAGCGTGGCAGCCGGAGGTCAACCTTCACGAAACTCCTCCTGGGGGATGGAAATTCCCCGGTATTCCTGCGTCCATGCACTACGCCGCTGCTGTGAGTTTCATGCGGCAGGAGCACCCCGAATGGTCAAACGATGAGGCGCTGGAACGGCTCAAGGAGCACAATCGGAAGCTCAATCCGGCTTTCTACAACAACGGACTTGCACATGAGCTACGCAAGTTTATGGTTGCGAAACGAAACGCAGGACTTGCGTAAACGAATCATTCTTCATGAAAATCATCATCCCCGTCACCATCCACGACGTTGCCCGTCTCCCTAAAATGCTCAAAGCACTGATTCATTTCGGCGGCTTGATGGATCATACGGTTATCTTCGTGGCGTCTCCTTCGTGCGTTCTGGATGCTCAAAATGCGGCTGACCAACTGCGCTCGCATTGCCTTGAGGTCATGGTCAAGCAAACCACCTACGAATACACCTTTGGCCTGTACACAGATGTGAACATGCTGTTTGGATTCACCGTTCGCATGCTGTCTTCAATCGGCAACAAGGAGCCTTTCCTTTGGATGGAAATGGACAGCCGCCCTCGCGATTTTGGATGGGCAAATACCCTGATGCGTGAGTACAAGCAAAAAGGCCGATCCTGCCTTGGCAACGTGGTTGACGTTCCACGAGTTCGGGGCGGCATCCTTGAGCCTGTTACCGGCGACCGGATGATGATGGCGGTTGGCATTTATCCTGCCGGGCTTGAACTGAACGAGCAAACCAAGCCGTTGATCAACGATCTTGGCAAAACGCCGCCTCGCAATCCAGAAGAGCCTTTCGACGTTTACATGCGCGGCGCTCTCCGAATCATCGGTGTTGCCGACACCAATCTCATCTCCGACCAGTGGAACACGGGCAATTACCGGCAAACGGATGAAGGCATTGTGTGTGATCCAATGCCGTTCCACCGCATCGTGCGCAACCGTGGAGGACTTGTGAACAAAGAGGCCGTCCTCATTCACGGATGCAAGGACGACAGCCTGGACGACCTTCTTTTCGGCGAATCTCACCCCATCGTAACTGCCACGCCAAAGCCAGCGCTGTCTGGGGATAAAGACAGCGGCATGTCCAACTCCAGCCCCACGGAGGTTTTGGCGAGTGGGGCAACTTCTATCAAATCTGATATTGAAGCGCGTTTGGCAAAAGGCTCGCTTCGCCTGAACATGCTCGCCACGGACTACAACGTGGACAACAAGACGATGGAAAAGCTCGTGGTTGACGCGGGTTTTGTCGTCACGAAGCCTGGGCTTTGGATTAAGGCTGCTTGAGGTAAAGAAAGGAAATTCATATTATGGGCTGGACACCGGTTAACAAAATCACCATTGAGCGAATCTTTGAGCCAACGCGGCAAATAATTGTGTCTTGGGAAGACGGCATACTTGGTAAAAAAGAAAAGCGTTTCACCTTTGAGGAAGCGGATGAAGCACTAAAGCTACTCTCTCAAGAGTTCAAGTCGCTTTGCATGTAGGCTTAGTCTTGCTTAGCCCAACACCAATCCGGGTATTCAACCCCTGAGTCGTCCAAAAGATATGAATAAAAGTCGGATAAGATCAGCAATCGCTAATTATTATAATACACTTCACCCTAGTTCCCCCTACGAGTGGCAAAAAATGTTAAATGCTCAAAAAGAGCTAGCTGAAGCAGAGATGGAATTTGAAGCCTTCCAGCAATTAGCCGGAAAGGTCAATCCGTCTGTCTCTAAGGCATCCTTTGGGACGTGAACAGCAATGGAGTTAATGCTTAGCCCAGCACCAACTAGGATAGGCTATTTCCCCATCTTCCAGAACGCCAAGTTCTAAATGTACCTTGAGCTTCAAAAGACATTTGCACCGTTTGCATGACAGCAATTCAGCGTCTTTGCTTGTCTCGGGCCAGCCAATACGTTCGGCGAGCCAGCTCAAAGCAGACTGGCAGCCAAAACACAGTTTCACATGCTTGTTGTAAACGCACCTGGCGCAGATGTCTGCACGACGTTCTGATTCAGATTTATCGACCCATTTTCCGCCTTCGGACAGCCAGTTTTTGACCGTGCCGCCAAAGCGGGCGATGTCGTCAACCGTTACGTAAGTTTCAGGCTCGCCAATCTCCCGGCACTCAATCCCAGGATTTTGCTCGCACATTTCGTGGCGCACCACAGCCTGCCAATTATCAGGAATGGGAATGTCATTCGCGTTCCATGCGATGTACACACGGGTCAAAATCGCTGACAAAGCGTGATCGTGGAATGGTATTTTCGTCCGTGGATCGACGTACGCCCATCCCCCAGAAGGGGCTTCAATTTCATTTACAGGCTGCTTCATGGGCGGATGGCGAGTCTTTCGGCGCGGTCGCGAACTTCCTTGGATTTGTCCGCAATGAAGGCTTTGGCGCGTTCTTTTGGCATCGCAATAGCCCTGTCGCCATATTGCTCAATCACCTTGCGGTAGCCAGCTCCGACGAGCTTGATGTAGCGGTTCTGCTCCTCTGGCGTCAAATGGCGACGGCGAGCCTTGGTGCCAACTGTCCGCATTTCTGGCGAGGATGGAGGCATCCAAATGTCACGGCTGTTCAGGATGCCGAGTTTGCGATAGGCTTCATCGCTTGGCGTTTCGATAACGGCGCGGCTCCAAGGACTTCTGGAGGTTCTGATTGGCTCGCCAAAGATGTTCAGTTTCTCGCCGCCGATGTGCTGGCGGTAAATTGGGATTTCCTTGCCAAGGTTCTCCCAAACTGTCTCATATTTGCGAGCACGATCATCAAGGAGCCAGAAATCCAGGTCTTTGAAGACACGAGGCACAAAACCACCGGCAAAGTTGGTGCCAACACGAGTTATGCGTTTGACGAAAGCCTCGTCAGGGTCGGACTGGTAGGCGCTCTTGCCAACGAGGTCAGCAAACTGAGAAAGCGCCGCTGAATCCAATGTGGATGTGGCTGCAATTGCAGTGGCGGCAACCAATCGGTCTGCGAATTGCTTCTGATCCCATTTCTCACGCTTGAATTTCACCATGTCAGTCATGGTGCCGATGGCGGCAAGCATGGAGCTAATCGGCCATGTTTTGTAGGCCAGGGTGACAGGTTTGCCGTTCTGGTAAAAGGTGATGGTGTATTCCTTCTTGCCGCTGTCTGAAAGCTGCTTCTTTTGTTCGGCGCTCAACCCGTCCCATGAGCCCTGAATATCAAATCCACGCTTTTCTGGATCGTCCTCATCCTCGATGGACTTGATGGCGTACATGCCAGCAAACATGAGCAAAAGGCCAAACATCTGATTGTTTAGGATCATCTGGCGCTTGGTAGCGTGATAATTCTCTGCTTCGGCAAGGCGGAACATGCCGATTCCAGGGATGTAAGAGAGTGAGTCATTCAGTTTGTTCGCGCCAAATCGGATGAAGCGGAAACCGAGCAAGTTGCGTGCAGAATATATAGCGAGTTGCCGCATGGTAGCTAAAGCATATCTGACATAAGCCTCGTGTTTGGCTACTTCAGGGTCTTTAAGCATCGCTTTGGCTGCTTCCTTGATCCTGTCAGAAGAAATGGCGGTTCGTGTTACTTTTTCAAGAATCCAATCGTAAATATCACCAGCAATACCTTCTGGCTCAATTGTTCCAGCCGCCACACCGCCAGCATAGGAAGCTCCATCAACGATGTCCTGAACATTGTGATAAAACTCGTCCGAGATGTGCCTTGTCCACGCATTAAGAGCGGTTTCTTCCTGGGAATTAGCAGGCTCGCGGCCTTCTAATAGGTATGCCTTTGCTCTATTCCTAAAATGCTGCATTTCGCTCTCATTTGGCAGGCGGGCAGAATCGTAAAGCTTCTTGTTTTGAGCAATGGCAATCGGGAGGTAGCCATATTTGGTGGCGGTTGCATTGATGTGGTCGAGCGCCGTCAGAATGCGCTCAACGGTCTGCATGAACCGGCCAATCATACGCAAAACCTTGCCTTGAACCTTATCTGCCGCAGTAGCGCCAGCTTCTTTGTCCTTGTTCCAATGGGTAAGCTGATACGAGGTGGACGTTGGATTGCCGCCTTTCAATCCCTTGCCGAGGAAGCGGGAAAGTTGATCCTTGGAGTTCACCAAAATGGAAGTGTCGCCAGTTTTGATGAAGTGTGCGGCTTCCTTGAAGGCTTGTGGCAGGATGCCGAAAAACCGGCTCAATGCTTGTGCTGGAGTCTTGAAATCGCCATGAGATGCCAGGCTCGTTGATTCCACGAGGATGCGCTGCAAGCCGTTGAGAGCGGCAAATCCGATGTCAAAGAATGTTCGAGGCCCGGCCAGCACAGCCGCAACCCATGCGTCATTGAGAATCTTGGCCCAATTGAGGTCTTGAGTCGCAGTAATCAACTTGAGAAGCTCGTCCGCTTTTTTGGCGTAAGCCGGGGCTGGCAACTCAGGGTCTTGCAACTCTTCAGCCAGTTTCTCAGCGCGTTCCATCGCCTTCTCGTCAATCGGCTTGACGCCATACTTCTTGGCGAGGATGGCATTGAACGTGTCGCGGTTAAACGTGCCGTCATTGAATGCTTCCAGCAGTTCAGGGGTGGCTGATTCTAGCTTTTTGGCAGCCCCTTTGTTGGTGATCCAAGGGAGCTTCAACGTCTTGTCAGCCTTGAGCTTTTGCCCAAGATAACTGGCCTTGCGATCAATCCACGCTTGATCCAGCAGCTCAACCAGTTGCGCTTTTTCATCGTCTTTTAGGTCTTTGAAAGCCTCGTTCTCCTTGACCTTTGCCAGCATGTCGGCACGACGGCGTTCTTGACCCGCCTTTGGAAGGGTGAAGATGTCCTTCCAGGCCCACCCATCGCGAGTTTTGTCCAGCAAGCGTTGGAGCGCGGTCATCTTGCCAGGCTTGAGCAAGGTTTCTTTGCGCGTTGCTTTGGCAATACGTCCAGCCTTTGCTTTGCCGGATTGCGGAGAATCGGCTTGTCCAGAGGAGAAAAGTTCATTTCCAATGGCTTCAAGGGCGTCGCCAATCTTCTTGTCCAATGAGGAGATTTTATCATCAATGCGGGCAAGTTCTTTCTCAAGCTCTGCCACTGTCATTGAATCGTATGGATTCGAGGCGGCATTGGCTGCGACAGACTGTTTGAGCTTGCCTCCTTTTGCCAAAATAGACGCCATCACATGCGCTCTTTTTTGAAGGAATTTGGCCTTTTCAGCCAGCCATCCCCTCACTTTCGCCATCAGCAAGCGGGCCTTTTCTGGCAAACTAGCCTCCGCCTTTTCCAGCCACGACTGCTCAAGCAGCGATTCCACATCATCGCTTGCCTCGGTGCTGGAAGTATCGCTTAACCCGCCAAGTCCTTCTGTTGTGTCCTTGCCAAAGTTAGAATCGACGACAGCGGCCTGATCCTCTTTCTTGTTGGTCTTGATCGTATCAATGGCAAACATGCCAGCAAAACGCGGGTCTTTCTGGATTTGCTTGATCGTGTTGAGGTCAACGCCCCCTTGAGAAGCGCCTCTGCGAAGGAACGCGGCAGCATTGTCAACGGCATCATTGAGCCGCTGTTTTTGTTCAGGATCGGTTGCCTCTTTGGCTTTGGCACGAAGAAAGTTTTGCGCCGCCGCAATCAGGGTGGTCTGGAAATCACCCATGTATTCGGCGTCAATGGACTTGAGATACTCGCTGTTCAGAACCTCATTTGGAAGTTCTGTGATGTCATCCAGGCTGTCGGCAATCTCCTTGACGAATTTCTGCGCAAGATCGGCCTTGGCTTTGTAATTCTGCTCTGTGCGCAATGGAGCAACCGGCTCACCTTGGGAATTGGTAAGCGGATGGCCTTGATACGGAACTGTCTCGCCTGTGATGCGATACTTTTGCAGGTCTGTTTTTTGGCGGTTGATGACATCGCTGCTGATCCTGCTCGCCTTGATCGTGGAGGGCATCAGGAGCACTGCCGATGCAGGACCGGAACTGCCAAGACCCATATTGAAATACACGCCATATTTCTCTCCCTGCGCAATCATTGCTTCGTTGCTTGGAAGATTATTCATCAACATTGCAGCGTCCATTTCATAAAGTTCCTGTACCTGCTCGCCAAACTCACGCTCTGTCAGCGTCGGCATCGTCGCTTTAACCTCATCGTAGAGTCGATCTAGGCTCACCCAAATGTCGGCAGCTTTCGTCGAAGCACGGTCATAAGCGGAACGGATTTCGTCGCGGATGGATTGAGGTGATGCCCCTTGCTTCAAAGCAGGGACTTGGGCTGTTTGAGCATCTTCAGGAAGCATTTCCTGATACATCCTGTTCAACTCGTCCATTGCTTCTGGACTATTCGCAACCTTGTTTGCCAGGAACGAAGCCCATTGATGAGCAATGCTTGGATCGCTGTAGTGATTCCGAGTAACGCCAAGCAAGCGCTGCCTGTCCTCGCCGTCTGTATTGGTTAGAATCCATTCCGTTTGCTCCGGGGTTAATTCGGCAATATCGCCTGTTTTGAAGGCAGAAAGCGGAAGATCGCGCTTGATCACCTTGGCGTTCGGATTCATCTCGTAATACATGGAATTAAGTTCCATGAGGGCATCTTGAGATAAAACCTTGTTGGCAAGGAAGCGATACCACTGATTTGCCACATCAGCGTTTTTGTAATGACTGAATGAAACTCCCAGAGCATCTTGGCGTCCTTTGCCATCCAATTGAGTCAGTGCCCAATCAATGTTTTCGGGCGACATATTCTCGATGTCACCAAGTTTTCCCGATGCAGGAGCCTGCGCCGTTGAAAACAACTTGTTCGCCGTCCCTGTGGGCTGCGCGTTGACATCAAACAGGCGCGAAAGAGCTTTCGGAACCTCCGGCGCTTTCTCGCGTTCGCGCATCGCACGCATGCGTTCTGCCGCGCTGGCAAGCTGGGCGTCGATTGGGTTGGAGTAGGAAGGGCGAGATTCGCGAATATCCGGCGATGCCGCGTTGAAGCGCTGTGAGACGTTGCCGGAGCCGTCGCGGATTTTGCCGCCCTTAATCAGTGATGTTGGATTTGTCTTTGCCCCTTTATCCGTCAAAACAACGACGTGATTGATCAGGCTTGTGCCATGTGGGGCCATCTCACCGCTTAACTCAATGAGTCCATCGCGGTTCAGCGCTTGGAATGTCCGGGTTAGCTCTGGCGATGCTTGTGAGTTATAGAATGTGGTGTTTGGGAATTGCTGCAAATGAGCCATTACCAATGCCTTGCCAAGACCCATTCCTTTGAATTTATCAGGAACCGTTACACGCTCAATTCTGCGTGTTTTTGTTACCTGCTT